GGCTCAGGAGCCGCCTCCAAATACCTCCAAGACAAAGCCAAGTATTCCGAGATGCTTGTTGAATACTGGATCAACTCGATCCTGTCGGGCCCATTGACCCATATGGTCAACATGACCTCCAACACAATCAACACTCTGTTCCTGCCATTCGAGCGGGCGTTGGGCCATGCGGCCACGTTCCAGTTTGGCCAGGCAGGTAAAGAGCTGATTGGGTCTTACATGCACCTTGCCAGTCAGTTCCAAGACGCCATGAGTGCGGCTTCTGGAGCGTTCAAGAACTGGGGGGATGATCTAGACAAGATAGGCGTCGTGGACACTAAGCAAGGCTACGACCGTTCAATTACATCTCAGAATCTGCCGGGATTATCCAACACCATCGGGGGGGCAGCTGTCAACTGGATGGGCAAGGCCCTTAACATGCCTAGCCGTTTCCTTATGGCTGAAGATGCTTTCTTCAAGCACCTGAACTACCGAGCAATGGTTCGTGAGGGTCTGTTCAAAGAAGGTGCTGCTGCGGGGAAGACGGGCACTGAACTGGCCCAGCACGTCGAAGAGGGCCTCCAGAAGATGATCGTGGACGGCCAGCACTACACCTACAAGACAGTGCGGCTAGGGGCTGAGAAGCGTGCGGCAGATCATCCACTTATGTCTCAGATTAAAGATCCAGCCGAACGCCAAAAGGTTCAAAAGAAACTTATCCGCCGATACATGGATGAAGACTGGAATCGCCACGTCGATCCTGACACTGGTGAGAACGCACGCAGCGTCTTGGCTAAACAAGCCCTCCAGTACGGTCGAGATGTGACCTACACCCGAGCCCTGGATGACCCTGATCGCAGTGCGTTGGTCAANGCCACCGGCAAGTACAACAAGCTGGTGAATGATGTCCCGCTGATGCGGCTNATNACNCCGTTCGTTCGGACGCCTACCAACCTGCTGTCCTTCTACCTGAACAGGACTGTAGGAGCCTACGCCGACTTGGCCAAGATGGGCTACAAAGGCACCGTCAAGTACATCAAAGCGGGCAACAAAGAGATGGCGGACGCGGTGGCCAAGGGCGGNCCCTCNAAGGCCGACGTGCTTGGCCGGTTCGCCACNGGCAACATGCTGATGTTCGGAGCAGGCATGGCATTCCACGCTGGTACTATCACCGGCGGTGGGCCCAAAGACCCTGCACGGCGTAAGCAGCTTGAGGCCACTGGCTGGCAGCCCTACAGCTTCCGGGTCGGCAACGAGTGGTACAGCTATCGCCGCTTCGATCCCTTTGCCTCCTTCTTCGGAACCATTGCGGACTTCAACGAAGCAATGGCTGAGTCCGATGGTGCGGATCAGCAAACCTTCGAGGCCATCATGGGAGCAGTTGTCAACGCTGCTGCACGAAACGTCACCAACAAGAGCTACCTGACGGGCATGGCCCGGATATCTAACGTCCTGTCGAACCCTGATCGCTATGGGTCTGCATACATTGAAAGCACCATCGCTTCGATGACTCCGTTCTCCTCACTGGCATCACAGACCATTGGAGCCTCAGAGCATCAGAAGGAAGTGCGGGGAATCGTGGACGCTATCCGAACCAAGTACGGCCTCACGTCTGAGACTGACCTTGAGTTCATGGGGATCACTACCCGAGTGGAAGACCGACGCAACCTCTTCGGCGATAAGGTCGAGAAGGCTGGTGTCTTGGCTCCGTTCCCGATCCACTACACAGAGATCAAGGACGATATTGTCATGGATGAGTTGAACACCTTGGGTCGCCAGAATGCCTTCTCGCCCCCAGCTAAGATATTCAACTCAATGGACTCCACTGCCTACACCAACTCCAAGGGCCAGACCCTGTACGACCGCTGGTTGGAGCTGCATGGATCTGTGCGACTCAATGGTCGGACATTGAAGCAGGCAATGAAAGACACGATCAAATCCCGGAAGTATCAGAACCTTCCGCTTGAAGACTTCGAGGGCATTGAAAGCCCCCGTGTCGGTGAGTTGCGTAAGCTCATCCGGCGATACAGATCATTGGCTAAGGAGCGGGCACTCGCTGAGTTCCCGGAGGCTAAGGCCATGAACGACCGTAACACCAAGATCAAACACTATAGGAGAGCTGGTCGCGATATCCAGTCTCTGCTGGATTACTGAGCCTGAGGTAACACATGCCCATCACCTATAACATCTACACGGCAACTGCGTCCCAGACGAACTTTGCTATTCCATTCTCTTACATCGACACTACGCACATCAAAGTGCAAATCAACGGCACCGAGACATCGACCTTTACTGTGGTTGGGTCCAACGTAGTCTTGGACTCTGGGGCCACAGTAGGCGATCAAGTCAGGCTGTATAGACAGACTCCAGGCCGTGAAGCCTCCGCCAAGATCATGCTCGTTGACTTCCAAGACGGATCGGTCCTGTCGGAAGCGGAACTCGACAAGGCATGCCAGCAGTTGCTCTTTCTGGCCCAAGAAGCTGATGAGACCGGGGCTTCAAGCCTTCCGGTCGATTGGGACGGAAACTACAGTGCGGGTGCCAAGCGGATCAAGGATCTCAGCACTAACGTGACTGCTGATCAAGACGCGGCTACCAAAGCCTTATGTAGATGGGCAGACTTTGTATGGTGGCGCGGTCACACTTCCACAGTCCTGGGCTTACCTTGGAGGTGACAGTGGCTGGTCCAGCTTAGGAAGCAATAATTACCAGCTGACTCTCACAAGCCCTACGCCTAACAGTGCAAATTCAGACTTGTTCGTGGTGTCGATCAATGGGCTGACCCAGCGTCCAACGACTGACTTCACAGTCACCGAGCTTGGCGGAGCCTACATCCTTAAAATCTTAGGATGGGCTGACAAAGACAGCTCTGATGTCATCAACGTCATGAACTTCGGGGCAGCTCGAAACTGGATTGATCAGCCTCTTAAAGGTAACACAGCGTCTGACGTAGCTTTGACTGTACAGCGGCACACGGATGGTCAATCAGCCAACTTGCAAGAGTGGGTTACAGAGGCGGCTAGTCCTGTCGTCTTGGCTTCGGTCAACGAAGACGGGGATGCGGCCTTTGTTGATGTGACTGCTTCAGGAGCGGCGGCCGTTACGGGGAACACAACGGTCGGCGGGACTCTTGGAGTCACCGGGGCATCTACGCTTAGTGGAGGTGTGTCGGGCAACTTGAACTTGCTGACAGGCGTGCTTCAACAAGCTGGGACTCAATCCTTAACGGTGCGTCAGATTGTTACGGCTACTAAAGGGTCGGGAATAGCGACCAGTGGAGAGGCTGTTGACCCCGGTAGCGTCGGCTATCGAGTGGGCTACCACATAACAATCACCCCAAAATCAGCGTCTTCTAAACTGCTCTTCTTTGGAGCGGGCGGTATTAGAGTTGCAAATATGGCAATTAATAAGAATTATTACATTGCTTGGTTTTTAACTACCGGGGAATCCGCGAATGGTAATGGGGGCACTTCCGATGGAACACGGGTTACGCCAAATTCTTGGTTGGTCCACGCCAATGGAGACCACTCTGCACTAGGCACCCCTTTTCATTCTTTAGCCACTCAGTACATCTTAGACTCTGGAAACACAGACGCTCGAACTTACAACTTGGTGGCTAACCTTCCATACCACTCAACTGGTATAGAACTATGGGGTAATCCGAGTGATAACGCGGGCTGGTATGACAGCACCGCATCGCCCGACTTCCATTGCATCGAACTTGGGTAATCCCAGAAAAGAGAAATCACATGGTTACATCACTTCCTAAGTCCGCCATCTCTGGGCTTGCTACTTCTGACAGTCCTGTATTTGCTGGGGTAAACGTTGGCGAAGATACCTTGTCGGTCTACGACGAGGGCACTTGGACCCCAGTTATGAAGATCGGGTCAACAACAATCTCTACATCTACCAGCCACGCGAAGTTTACCCGTATCGGTAACGTCGTCTGTTTCTCTGCATACATTGCATTCAACAGGGGCACCAATACCGGTAATGTCACAATCACCGGGCTTCCGGTGGCTGCATCGGCTTCTGGCGTCTCCACCCTGACCGCTCTGTGCGGCAACGCTATAAATGCAACTAATCTTGTTGGCTTAGTATCGGCATCGGGTTCTACGATCTCACTGCACGTCAACTCCGCCGCAACTGGCGGAAGCCAGGCCAACTTCACAGATACCCACATTGCCGCAAGCACGGCCACTTCCATCAACTTCTCAGGCTTCTACTTCGCATAAGGTTTCCAATGGAAGACACCAAAGACATTCTCTTGGCCCTTGGCCGTTTGGAGGGCAAGGTGGAGTCTCTGCTTCACATGCAACGCTCTCATGCCGAAGACATGGACCGTCTCGACAAACGTGTCCGGCTGCTGGAGCAGGGGCGGGCTGCCTTACTTGGCGGTGCCGCCGTCGTCGGCTCAATAGCCGCTACAGTAATCTCATGGATATTCAAGGAGTGGTCCTGATGAAAGAAGACCTCACTGACCTGTTGGTCAATATTCACAAGTCACTAGCCCAAGAGCTGCTGGCCCGGATTGAGTCTGGTCAGGCCACGGCTGCTGAACTGTCAGCGGCCATCAAGTTCCTGAAAGACAACGGAATTGACTCGGAGGCTAAGAGAAGCGAGCCGCTTATGAACTTGGCGGCTGTACTGCCCTTTGACCCCGACGCCTCTATTGAGGAGGCGGGTTAATGGCTGAGTACCAAGGTCGCAAGGTCACTTTGAATAAGCCTCTACGAATTTCAAAGGGTGAGCCGGGACATGGCCGAAAGAAGTCTAAGGTCTTCGTCAAGGACGGAGACAAAGTAAAGAAGGTAATGTTTGGTGATCCCAATATGAAGATCAGGAAGAACGAGCCTGGTCGGCGAAGTAACTTCAGGAAGCGTCACCGCTGTGACAACCCTGGACCAAACACAAGCGCACGGTATTGGTCTTGTAAGGCTTGGTAATGGACCCACGACTCAAAGACTTTAGAAACTTCCTCTACCTTGCTTGGGAACATCTAAGGCTTCCGTCGCCGACGCCTATTCAATATGACATTGCTGACTACCTTCAGAACGGCCCCCGCCGTGTAGCCATCCAGGCTTTCCGGGGAGTAGGTAAGTCTTGGATCACTTCGGCCTTTGTGTGCCACCAGCTCTTGTTAGACCCTTCCAAGAACATCTTGGTGGTGTCGGCCAGTAAGCAACGGGCGGATGACTTCTCTACGTTCACGCTTCGGCTGATCGAGGAGATGCCGATCCTCCAGCACCTTAAGCCCCGTGAGAACCAACGGAACTCAAAGATCGCATTTGACGTAGGGCCTGCTCCTGCGAGCCACGCTCCGTCTGTTACGTCCCGTGGAGCCCAGTCCCAGATCACTGGGCAGCGTGGGGACTTGATCATCGCTGATGACGTTGAGTCCCTGAACAACTCGGCAACTAGTGGCATGCGTGACAAGCTCGTCACCAGCACCAAAGAGTTTGAGGCTGTCATCAAGCCCGAGGGCCGTATTGTCTTTCTGGGCACTCCCCAGACTGAGATGTCCATCTATGCTTCGCTTCCTGAGCGGGGCTACGATGTCAAGATTTGGCCTGCCCGCTACCCGGACGCCAAGACGGCCAACAACCTTGGGGACCGACTGGCTCCTAAGATCCGAGAGACCATGGAGGCTGATGAGGAGATGGTGGGCAAGCCCACGGACCCTCAGCGGTTTGACGACATCGACCTGATGGAGCGTGAGGCTTCCTATGGGCGTACTGGGTTTGCCTTGCAGTTCATGCTGGACACGTCACTGAGTGATCAGGACCGCTACCCGCTGAAGCTCTCAGACCTTATTGTCATGAACCTCAACCCAGACAATGCTCCTGAGAAGGTTATCTGGGCTGCGAGTCCTGACCTGGTGGATGGCGACTTGCCTAACGTCGGCTTCAATGGCGATAGGTACTATCGACCCATGGTCACTCAAGGCGAGTGGCTGCCCTACAGCGGAGCGGTGCTGGCCATAGACCCCAGTGGACGGGGCCAGGACGAAACGGCCTACGCTGTGGTCAAGATGCTCAACAGCCAGCTGTTCATCCTCGAAGCCGGGGGGTTCAGTGGTGGCTACGAAGAAGAGACCCTAAAGGCCCTATCGGCTTTAGCCAAGAAGCAGAACGTGAAGAAGGTCATCATCGAATCCAACTTCGGTGACGGCATGTACACGTCGCTCTTAAAGCCTGTGATGGCTAAGATATACCCTGTCGAGATCGAGGAAGTTCGCCACAGTATCCAGAAAGAACGCCGCATTATCGACACAATTGAGCCAGTTTTGAGTTCTCACCGCTTGGTCGTAGATCGCCGGATTATCGAGAATGACTACCAATCCACTCAGCACCTGCCGCCTGAGAAGGCCCTCAAGTATCAGCTGTTCTACCAGCTCTCAAGGATCACCAGGCAGAAGGGCTCATTGGTCCATGATGACCGTTTGGATGTCCTGTCGATGGCTGTCGGGTACTGGGCAGAGCAGATGGCAGCTGACCGGGACCGATTAATCAAAGAGTCTCAGAACACCAAGCTCCGAGATGAGCTAGAGAACTTCATGCACAACGCCATCGGAAGACCAAAGAAGCCCACCACATGGATGAACACCTGAATCGCACCCAAGCCATTAGGCTCATGGAACGCTACAAGCAGGCGTACTGTGACCTGGTGGCCAGAGGCTACATCGTCATCGCTACCTACGAGAAGTTCCTCCTCGATAACGCCAGTCACCTGGAGCTAGCTGAGGAGATGAAAGAGATGCTGGCGATGCTCCCCGACGACATCATCGACGGAAGGCCCCCAGAGGGCCCTGAGCCTCCTCCTGAGACCGGTTCACCACCTTGGTAGACTCCCCAGACCCCCAAGGCCCTAAAGCCCCTGAGAGAGCCTGTACGGGCCTCTAAGAGGCAGGGGCCCTCACGGGCCCTAAAAGACCCCCCAAGGGGTAGATGGAAAGAGAGACCAAGATTGACGTAAATCGAGGTAGTTTAACTATAGGAGGGGGCCCCCTATAGACTAATAAGACTAATAAGACCCCCAAGCCTGAGAAAGACGGAGAAAGGGGATAGGTGATAAAGACGAAGAAAGTCACCTTAAGTCTCTTAAGTATCTATAAGACTAATTAGCTCATAGGCCAATAGGCCAGAAGGATCAGTCATGGCTGAAAGAAGCAAGACGGTAACGGTTGGAAGGTCTACCACCACCATCAATACCACCGTCAAGAAGGGAACCAACGACACAAAGCGTCGTCCCCGTCGAGACGCTGCTAACAAGCGATTCCACAAT